CTCTATCAGCGGCACATCATACGACGTTCAGAGAAAACCAGCCGGTGTGTCCGCTATTTCGGTGCAAAGGTTTGCCAATTCTTCAATCACCCTGTTTACCGCTGCAAATCTAACTGGTTCTAATTTGACAGTCTACACAGGCACAATGGGTGCCGTGACAGGGACACCTAGCGGGACAACGGCAAGTACTTCTAATGCTACCGTATTGGATGCTTATGCTAACAACTCGTATGAGCGTACCGGGACGATCACTATCGGCTTAAACGACTGCAATGTTACCGGCGGTATAAAATCTATGGTGTTTGGCACAAACTACATTTGTTATCAGATGGAGTTTTCTTCTAAGATACCAAAGGATGCCACCAAGGTTATGACCCTGAGCGGTAAGGCTACTTGGGGAAGGCTGTAATATGATCAAGAGTGACGTATTCACTTCTACCACTGCTCCGGACAGCTGGCTGAGTCCCGACTCGATCAATACCGGTAGCGAAATCAACGAGAAGGAATCCGGCGGAATTGCCCTGTCAAACCCCTCGTTAGGTATAGCTGGGTACACCTGGTCCTGTCAGTACACAGCACTGACAGGTAGTATAACTCTAATCAATGAGACCACAGCCGTATCTAGTACGATCTTGAACGGTATATTCAACCTAGCAACTTTATCCTTCGCCTTCGATGCAAACATGCGTCCGGCGATCGGTTACACGCTGCTAGATGGAACCAGTTACCTGTACTACTACGATTCGCTTACGGAATCCTACTCTACACTGACACTACCTGCCGGCTCGTACTCACTACGCCTAACTCATGACGACAAGAGATATGAAATGGTAGTGCTCAATGTGACCGATATCCTGGTGTTCTATGTCAGAGGCAGCACAGTGTATTATCGTCTTCAACGCGAGCGATACCAGACTGAGCACCAGATAGCGACCGTGACACCGGGAACCCGACTCCGGAAAGCAGGGATGACCACCGGTCTCCAAATCTGTATAGGTATCGCAGATGGCCTCTTTATTTCCTCACCGTAAAACAACAAGGGGGTGTACCCCTCCCACGCAAGGTACCAAATGAGTTCTCTAAACAATACCCACACAGATTCGGTTACGGCTTTGGCGGCTAAGGCAGGGCCTCCCGTATCAATTTCCCTGGCAACGATTGCCGGGTACAACGTATCTGACTTGATTCTCTGGTTAACTCTGGTGTACACTGTGCTTATGATCGCGCACAAGTTGTACCAGATATGGAAGGATATCACGGGGAGAGGCGGTCATGCCCGCAAGTCGGATTAAGATAGCCGCGATCGTCCTGTCGGCAAGCTCTCTCGTCAGTATCGCTCTGCACGAGGGTTTCCGATCGGATGCCTACACTCCTGTCAAGGGAGATATACCAACCATCGGATTCGGTACAACGGAAGGTGTCAAGCTGGGAGACAAGATCACGCCTGAACGAGCTCTTGTGCAGCTTCTGGCTGATGCTTCCAAGTTCGAGGCTGCAGTTAAGCGGTGTGCCCCTGTGCCGATGTACCAATACGAGTTCGACGCATACGTATCCCTCACCTACAACATCGGCGAGGGAGCCTTCTGCAAGTCAACCCTCGCGAAACAACTCAATGCCGGTAACTATGAAGCTGCCTGTAACGAGATCCTTCGCTGGAACATGTTCAAAGGCAAGCCCCTACCGGGCCTGACGAAGCGTCGCCAAGAGGAAAGAAACAAATGCTTGGGACTCTAGTTTCTCCAATCATTGCACGACTGATCAGGATCGTCCTGGTCGTCGCTGCCATAGTCGGTGGTGGGTTCTATCTGCACCACTCAGGATACAACGAAGGTTACAGAGTAGCCGAAGACAAAGGTAAGATCGAGCTTGCCGAATACAAGGAGACCCAGCGGAAGAAGCTCGACGAACTCGTCGCGGCCAACCGTAAGACTGAGGAAGACCTCCAGACGAAACTACTCCAAAGTCAATCGGAGAAGGAACTTGAAATACAAGCTATCAATGATACTCATCAGCGTCTTGTTCACAGCCTGCGCAACCGTGCCCCAAGAAAGCCCACTCCCACCCCCGATCCGAGTCCCACCCCTTCCACCACTGAGTGCCCAAGAGCAGGCAGCAATGGATCGGAACTTTCTCGGGAGGATGGAGAATTTCTTGTCGGGGAGGCTGCCGCAGCAGACACCCTGAGGCAAGCATTGAGGCTTTGCCGTGAGGCATATAATCGAATCCTAGAGGGTGCCTATAAGAAACCATAAGGAAACACATAATGTCTGTAACACCTATCAAGAATTTGGGACAAGGTGGCCTCAACAAGGATATGTCTCCTATCCTACTCCCCCAAAACGTGTTCACGGGCGCCAAAAACGTACGCTTCCGTAACGGATCGGTAGAGACTATCCTTGGCGAGTCAACATTCGCAACAGTAAGTAATACTCCGGACTTCGGCATTCATTGGCGCAGACCTGACGCCAGCTACACAATAGTCGGCAAGAACGGTAACTTCAATCGTATAAGCAACACGGGAGTCGAAACTCCTATGCTTGCATCCGGCAGCTACATTGGTAGTAAATGGCAGGGCGACTACTTTGGTGCTGGATATGCTGTGTTCATCAACAACGGTGTTGATACCCCATTATACGCTCTGTACAACGACCCACTGGCTAATCTAACATTTCAGCCTTTCCCTGGGTGGAACTACACGGCGGGACTTACTGTAACCGCAAAGGTGATACGACCATTTAATTACTCACTTGTGGCAGCTAACTTGACATTGATTGACGGTGGTGGAGCAACATACGCTCCGAGCACTGTAAGAATCTCTGTGCAGGCAGCAGTCGGCGGTTTCCCAACCGTGTGGGCTCCTGGGCTAACAACAGACACGGCTGACGAGTTTGAGATAAACACTACGTCCCCTATCGTTGACATGCAGGAACTCCGAGGCCAGATGTTCATCTATTCTTCTGACAGCATTCATGTGCTGTCATTAGTGAACGGTATCGCCAATGTCAGACCATATTCGCGAGGGTACGGGGCACTAAGTATAAACTGTATTGCCGAGTTCGACGGACAGCACTTCGTGGTGGATCGTAACGATATCTATGTACACAACGGTAGTGGACAAGTAAAATCACTGGCATACGCCCGCGTAAGAGATTTCTTCTTTGGCGATATCAACCAGAGCTACACCGACAATACATTTGTCGTGAAGAACAATAGCTACAAAGAAATCTGGGTCTGTTATGTATCCTCTGCAAACAACACAGGCAAGTGCGACCGCGCTCTGGTATACAACTACAAAGAGGATAATTGGACGCTTCGAGACCTGCCGCTGATTACGTCCATGTTCCCCTCACCGGATCTAAACGGGTCCAACTGGGAGTACGGGAACGAGCGTCTACTCGCTACTTCGAATTCGCCTCGCGTCTACTTGATGGATGATACCAACTTGATGTATGACAATGCGACTAGTGGTTACACATCCTACGATTCGTTCGTTGAGCGCGAGCGTCTTTTCGCGGACGACCCATTCGGCAACATCTATATCAGCGGTATCGCCCCGGTGCTTGAAGTGAACGAGCCCTCAGGTTCAGTCAGTGTGTATGTAACGGGACAGAACATATACGATAAACCGGCTAGCTTCTCTAATCTGGAAGGCCGCGATATGTTCACTATTAGCCCTCAAAGTGAGAACCATGGTTACAAGGTCGATCCCAGAACAGTTGGCCGATTCCTGAACTATCGAATTACAAATGATAGCTACTGGAAACTATCGTTCATGGGTCTAGACCTGAAGCCTGCAAACAGGAGATAAACGATGAGACTACTCCCTCCTTTTACGGGTGATGCGGAACTCGACGCCTGGAATCAGGAGGTTGCTGAGTACATGCGCAGCCTACCGCCGCAACCTGTCTATAATCAGGGAACAGGCATCATCACTGATCCGGTAGATAAGACGATTATAGGGTATCTCGAACGGTACCTACACGTTAAGTTCGCAGATGATCGTACCGGTGTAAACTTTGGTGACTCACCAGTAGGCCGTCAGTTCTACGGAGTATTTAATTCGCCTTCAAGCGGTGAATCCACAGACTATAAAGACTACACCTGGTTCGAAGTGGATGGTGGTTTCCAACCCGGAGATAATTTCTACTTCAAGAACCTGGGTGGCAGAGCTACAGAGTTTTTTATCGGTAGTGTGCCGCCTAGCTATAGATATAGTCTATTGGACGATGACGCCATCGACCTGGATGACTTAATCGGAACAGGTGTTATCGGTGAGGACGAACTTGCGGACAATGCTGTCACAGCAGAGAAACTGGCCGACGACTCTGTAACCAAGGCTAAGATGGCTGACGGTGCCGTAGGTATCAATGAGCTCGATACCACAGGTAATCCGTCCGAGGATACTTTTCTCAATGGCAGCATGCAATGGGTGCGTGTTAAATCCGGTTTCTTCCTGCCGCAGTATATTCTTCTGACGAATACGTACGCAACAGAGGATATGGCCGGGAACCATATTTACCACCCTATCACACATGACTACTCCCGAACTTTCTCCGTCCCAAACCCCGCTATTCAAAACTTCGAAATAGGCACTTGTTTTGTTGTCATCAACCTAAAGAATGAAGTGACGGTACGGGTTGATACCGGAACCATACGCATAATCGGAACCGGTACCAGCGGTACAGCTTTCAAGATAGGTGAGTTCGGGAAGGGGACGCTAACAAAAGTAGCTTCAGACCTGTGGGTGCTGGACGGAACAAACATTACGAGCACAGTAGACACCGGCGCCGGTATCTCTGAGGGTGACTTCAACTTCCTTGATGTCGCCGAAGGGGAAGGAACCAACTTTGCATTCTGAGGAATAATACAATGCCTATCACTTATTACAGACACGACGACGCTTCTGCGCCGACGATGACAGGGGAGGTTAGCTCCCTGATTAATCTACTTGACAAGTGTCTCGTGACTGGTTACGGTTCGAAGAGCCCCGCAGGATGGACAAAACCCTTCACGGGTACTAACAAAGCAGTCTTCCGTATGGCCACTGGGACCGGTAAGAACGGTCACTATCTTCGTGTGCTGGATGACGGTACAGCTTCTGACGGCGGAGCTCGCTGCGCATCTCTGCTCGGTTTCACCGCAATGACTACTGTTGACGCAGGCACAGGTCAGTTTCCTAATCCGGCTCAAATCCTGGCAGGCAACGCCGGATTCATGCATGTCAAGTCTAATACTGCGGATGCAACCGCAAGACCGTGGATCTTAGTAGCTGACGATACAGGCTTCTGGATACATGTTTGGCATAGCAACACAACATCGCAGATGGCCTACAACTCTTCCCCTATTAACCGGATTTCTGACACATCATTCGCACAAGTAACTCCCCTTGAGTCCGGTGCACAGGGGCCGACTCTGCTTAACGCCAAGAACAATTCTACCTACGCTGACACAA